CAACTTCATCATCACCATCTTCCATATCAGACATTTCAAAATCACGCATTTGTTGTTGCGTTTGCATTTCTAATTGTTCAGTTTTTGAATAATCATAAATTTCATTAGTCAGAGCAAGAACATCTTCCCATGTTTCAAGGTTTTGCACTTTTGCAATGTAAACTCTTTCCTCTAAGGAAAATTTAATATAATCAATAGTGTATTGTGATTTTGTATAAAGATTTAAGCGGTCAATAAATGCCAAAGCATTTACATCTTTATATTGAATGCCGAAGAAATCACGGTCAAGTAATTCTTGAAAACCTTTTTTGAAGGAAGATTTAAGACCAGGAAACTTACGGGTTACTTTTTTCTCAATGCGAGCATCTTCTACCACATTAAGGAATGATTTAAAATTCTTACCTTTTGTTTTATCAATAGCGGCATCATGCCAACCATCAGCAGGTGTGTATAATGCATGACCGACCTCATGCCCACCTAAATGGTCATACATGAAACCTTCCATGTTTTGCCAAATTGGTAAATATAAAATACGATTCTTGGGATCAAACTTAGCGGTGTGAATTTTTTGGTGTTCAACCGTAAGGTTTTCACTTGCCATCAACTTGGTCAAGAGAGATTTTTGTTCAACTGTAAAACTCATTTAGTTTCCTACTTCAATTTATAGGAGTATTATAACAGCATTGGCCAAGAAGTCAAGTGCTTTGTTGTTTTTAGGCAACAGTAATACTTTTGTTTTCAATATAATTTATCCACTAGGAATATATTATATCATAACTAAAAAAGTAAAGAGGCAATTATGGTTTATAGAATACGAATATGGGCTCATATTTGAGCCACATTTTATCGTTGATTTTGCAGAAGTTCTTTGCCTTGGGCAAACCTGTTTCAGTATCAATTCGATTTCCTCCAGGCATCTGTGCGAGTGCCATCTTTATCTTACCCTTATATATCATTCCTTTAGAGGTAAGTATGTCAATCGAATCTTGTTCTAATGGCAACATCTCACCACCAAAAGAAGCATCAGCAATGTTCCACAAAAGATATCTATCATTGTTCAAATACTCTACACAAGTCTCTAATGTCTTGCGAAGAAAACCTTCTCGCCATGCATCATATTGTGAAAACTTCTTATATGATTGCTCAGGGTCTTCAGAGTATGCTTCTTTTGCAAAGTATGGCGGTGATGTAAAAATCATATCCAACTTACCTTTATACTTTTGAAACTTAGGGTCGTTATGAATTTCTTCTGAACCATGTTGAAAGATTTCATATGTGTGGGTCTTTGGAAACAAACCATTTGCACGATATGTCTTTGTATTAAAGAAGTCGGCAAACTCATGGTACTTTGTTCTACCATTTTCTGTACCATGGTCTGTATTCGGATCCGTACCGATGTAATGAATGTTTCGTTCATCATCAACAGATAGAGCACCCAACAATCTACCACCCCAACCTGATGATGGGTCATAGAGATTAATTTGCTCTTGTGTTTTGATATGGTCTGTATATCTTTCATACAGATACTTTGCAGTCAAAGGTGGAAAGTTAACTGCATACTGACAGAATGAAATGCGAAATGCCTTTAGGCCAACAGGAAATAACTTCTGACCTTTTTCATAGATTCGAATACGAAATAGTTGTGCATCTTTGTGGTCAACATTCGTTGTGCAATTCTTTGGAATTAATCCAGGATTACTTGCATGTAGTTGCAACAATTCATCTTTAGTGATTCGCAGATAATTCTGGTCTTTCAAATCTTCATTGTAACCAGTATACTCTTTATCACCTGCATTAGGTTCTAACCAGTAATCATGTGTATTGTATGCTCTTGCCTTAGTTTCAAACCATTGTAGAAATTCATTTGTAGATGTAGCACGAAAGTTCAATGAACCGATTTCAATGACTTGATTTAATTTAATCGGTGTTGAATAGTGATAGAAAGAATCTCTTTTGAAATGTCTTGTTGCATATGTTGTGAAGGTGTTTAACAATTCATCTTTGGCGAAGTAATCATATATTGATTTGCCACTATTAACATCGGTAGTATAGTTGATACGAGTTTTCATCATGGTAGGAAACCATTGATTGACTGCATTGCCAACTACACTTGTATTGCGAATAACATCTTCTTCACCTGTGAGTTCATCTTTAACAAGAAACTTGTGTACAGGAAAAGAAGTCATCTCATTAAACTGGTCAATGATTTCTTGTTCATCATACCCAACTCTTGGTGGTTGACCCTTATCATCCCATAGAGACACAATTGTTTTTCTTAAATTAACAGCCCATTCAGCAAATTCTTCTTTTGACATGCATAGCACATCTTCAAATTTTTTGTTAACTTCGGAATCTAAAAGTTCTCTATTTTTTTCGTAAAAATATTTCATAATAATTTTTTAAGTTTTTGTTCAAACAAGGTAATATATTCTTGTTTAGGTAATATACTATCTAGGAAATTTAATTTGACTTCTTCATATTTTTCACTATAGTTCATACTTGAAATGGTATTACAAAATTGTTCAGAACTATCAATTCTTTGCCATTTAGTTTTAACCAATGTATTTGTTGCATCATATTTTTTCCAAACAAATGGAATCATTCCTGTTGCAATAGATTCTGCATACCTTGATGTTGTTGCGTTTTCATCCATCCAATTAAAACATAATGTTGACTTTGATTTTTTAAGGTAAGGAACTATGTTGCCAAAATTAATATCAAATTTTTGTTGAGGTGTAAAACGATTAAACTTACCTATGAAATAGGAATGAATATTGATATTCTTAAAAATATCAAATAGAATATCATGCCTAACATCACCTGAATCTTTTCCATCAACACCTTTTCTTTTATCGGATCCCCAATAACAAAAATCTAAATTACGAGTAACATCTTCTTCAAATAAAACACTTGGTTTATTCTCAGTAATAAAATAATATTTCATTGCATGTATATTGCCTTTGAAATCAATTTCATCAATGATATCAAACTTACCAATTTTTATATCGGGAAAGGTATATTTTTCATATAGTTCTTTATCATCACGCCTATCAGAACGTAATAGAATAATCTGTTTGTTGTTAACAAATGGCTCAACTAGTTTAACCGAATCATTTGATTTTTTCAAATCTAATGTATGAACAAGGCCTGGAGTATGATAAGTAAATTCTGCCTCAGAAGGTATGATAATGATATCAGCCTTTTCTATTTCAGAAGGGTTTCTAGGATTGTGTTTATCAAAACCAAAATTATAATAAGTGAAATTATATTCTGATTCATTATTCTTAACAAATTGTTTTAGGCATTCATAGAATGAATCACAAATATGTTCTAGTGGTTTAACATATTTCACCCTACTTCTAAGTCTCGCAATACATATAGTTTTTTTCATTAAGCAACATTCCAAATTAAAGCGCCTGGCTTACCATGAGTCTTAACAAACTCCCAGACTTTAGCATCATAATACTTTTCTGACTCGAAAGGGGGTAAATATTCATCTTCTACCCTCTGGTCATACTTATAGGGAGAAACCATTACCGTGGCTCTTCCTTTTTCATAGTCATTCATCTTATGCCCAATTTGAACTGCATAAACAGGCACATCAGGAAATGCCATTTGTAGTCCTCGGGTAAGAGTTCCACTTGATGCTACTGTCCAAATCTCTGTTGGGTTAACATCAATATTTCTTGCGACTTTAATAATTGAACCAAGAACTGTTGGATGATCCAATCCCATAGGAAGAAGTCTTCGTTTGATTGGGTCTTCTAAAAAATATTTCTTGGCCTTTGATATTGTTACATTTAACATACCATTAGGCACCCAATGAATGATGCCACCCATATCTAAAACTTTTTGTTGATGCCATGTTGGTTCTTTTCTCTCTGCAATAAAGCATACTGATTTTTTTCCATAACGATTACAAACATGAGTCATTGATATAGGACCCCAACCAACTTTATTAGCAGCACCATATACCCATTCATCAACTTCTGTACTTGTACTTATGAGGAAATCAATGAATCTAGATTTACTACCATATCCTAATTTGTCATCTCTTACTACATAGAAATCTAAATGTTTTTCAACAACAGGAAAAGGATTAGGGTCTTGCCAATCTTTGACACAATCCAAATAGTAATCATCATTATATAATGATATCATTTTCTTCTCCGCACAATTTTCTTAATTAACTTTTCTTGTTTTCTTTTGGCTTGTAACATGGCAACAGAACCAACATGTGAAGTGAATTTAACACCATTCAAATGTTCCAACTCATGTAGAAAACATCTTGCGGTAAGACCATCTAATCTTGTTTGTTTTCTTTGACCATTTTCATCTGTGAATTCAACATCAACCCATTTTGGTCTAGGTATACTCAAAAAGAAAGCAGGAAACGAAAGACAACCTTCGGTGTCTTTTACAATCTCTTCTGATGACCCAAGTACTTTTGGATTAATACATGCCATTTGAAATTGGTCGGTGCCAATAACAAACACTCTTTCTTTTACTGCACATTGATTTGCGGCAAGACCTAGTCCACTATAAAGTTTCATAGTCATCTTTAATCTTCTCACCAGTTTTGTCATACTTGGATTAGGCAAGACTCCAAGAAATTCTGGAATAGGAACAGATAACATATGAAATGTATCATCATGTACCTGTAAAGGTTCAATCTTATCATCAGCCTTTTTTATACCTGCTGCAACTGCGGTATCAATTGTTAAAATATCACTCATTTCATTATCCTACTAAAGTTATTTACTTTCTCAAAACGAACTACATTAGCAAACTTATCTTGTAGAATATCTCCTTTGTGAGAGATAACAAATAAATTTACTCCTTCAAGCATATGAAGAATTTTCATTAGTTCTTCTGTGCCATTAGTATCTAGGCTTGAATCAAACACTTCATCAAGTATTAATAGATTGGTGTTAGATGAATTCTTTAACTTAGCAACGGCACGCCAAGTTAACATTAGTGCCATATCAATTCGTTGTTTCTCACCTTCACTAAAATTGTTGTAGGTGAAATCATCACGGTGCCTTGATTTGATTGTTTCCTTAAACGATTCATCAAGGTTAAAGTTCACAAAGAAATCTAATGATGCAAGATACTTGTTGACTAACTTGTTAATGATAGGTAAATACTGTTTGATAATCTTTGTTTTAATACCTGTATCTTTTAACAGACCAGAAGCAACTTCATAATATGACTTCTCATCAATTAGACTTTTCAAACTGCTCTTTGATTCAGAAAGTGTCGTTTTAAGAAGTTCAAGTTCTTGTTCTTCTTGTTCTGTAGATGCCTTGTTTGTTTTTAATTCTTCTATTTGTTTTTCTAATCTGGTAATGTACTTACTTGTTTCAGTAATAGAAGTGTTCTTGGTTGCAATATCAATTTGCAAGGTCTGAATTCTTTTCTGTATCTCAGTTATTTCATTCAGTTTAGTTTGCTCTGTTAGCAACTTAACTTCTAATTGTGTTAATCCGTGTTCACATTCTGTGGACTTGGTCTGCAATGTTTGTAACTCTGTTTCCTTAAACTCCAAGGCAATGGTTTGCCTACACGTTGGACAATTATCATTGTGTTCAAAAAAACTGATATCTTTTCGAAATTTGGATAGATTACTTTCAATCTGTGATTCAAGCTTTGTAATCTTCTTGACCTTATCCTCAACCAAAGTTTTTTCTGCCACCATGTTTTGATGTGTGCTGACTTGTATGGAGAGGTTAGCAATCTCATCATGTAAGGTTTGTATGGTATTTTTATTGAGTTGTATTTCACCAACATATTCATTCACCTTTTCTTCATTGTTTTGTTTCAGACCTTTGATATGTTTATCTTGTAAATCATATCGTTGTTGTGTCAATTCAATTTCATTTTTACTTTGAGTCATCAAATCTTTATTGTTTGTTAATCTATCTTTTAACAAACCATTCATAGCCGAAAAGATTTGAATGTCTAACAAGTCTTCAATGATTGCTCTTCGGTCTGATGCCGACAATTGCATGAAAGGAACAAATGATGCAGAACCAAGAATTACAATTTGTGTAAATGATTTGTAATTTAATTTGATAATAAACTTCTCAAGGTAATCTTGATAGTCTCTTGCAGCAGCATCTTGATTTAATAATTCACCATCACAATAAATTTCAAAGACATTAGGTTTAATACCACGAATAATTTTGTATGATTTGTTATTGTTATCAAACTCAACTTCAACGACACAATCTTTTCCATTGATTGAATTTAACAGATTTGGTTTGTTGACATTACGAAAGGCTTTGCCGAACAAACCAAAACACAAGGCATCTAACATTGTTGATTTGCCAGATCCATTCTCACCAACAACAAGTGTGTTAGTGTTATTGTTTAGTTTTATTTCTGTAAAGTAATTACCAGTTGAAAGTAGGTTCTTCCAACGCACATAACGAAAGGTTATCATTCAGTAGTTTCTGTATTCAATGCCTCAATGTAGAGTTCTCTCATTAGAGTTTTTAGTTTTTCACTCTCAACATTCAAGGTTAAATTATCAATATACTTGGACAAGATTGTCATTGTGTCCTCTGCTTGGTCAATCAGTTCTTGGTCATTCTCAATTACTGTATCAGTAAAGTCTTCAACGATTGAAATATCTGATACGCCTGATTTATAAAGAGTATCAATAACATTATCGAATAGGTATGGATTCTGTTTGTTAACAACAATCACCTTCACATATGAATCTTTTAACGGAGTGAAATCGTATGACTTCCAAAACACAAAATCTTGTTCACCGTCATCATAAGACAACTTATGAAACATCTTGTAAGGGTTCTGTATGAATTCAAGTTCACGGGTATTCGTATCAAAGATATGAAATCCTCTTGCATCATTGTAATCAGCCCAAGTCATTTCGCCTGGTGTGCCAACATAGTAGATATGTCCGTCATTTGATTTGTGATGAAAATGTCCTGTCAATACGATATCATACTTGTTTAATGGTTGTTTGTCAATACCACCATGACAAACATTGCCACGATCCATTTCAAACCCATCAATCTCAAAATGCCCAAAGCAGATTTGATATGTACTATTTTTTATTTGCGTAAAGATTTCTTCTTGATTATCAGCGCAAAGCCAAGGTACAATATCAATTCCCACACCATCAAATGATACCGAATTAAACTCATCATAGATTTTAATGTTTTCATATTCTTGCAATAGTAAAGAGGTAGAATTTACTTCAAGGGTATTCTTAAAGGCAACATCATGGTTACCTAGAAGTGTATGAAGTGTGATGTTGTTATCACGGAGTTTATTGAAGAAGTATTTACGGCACAGATATAGTGAATTGAAATTAATAAACTTCCTGCGGTCAAACAAATCACCAAGCTGAAACACCGTATCAATCTTATTATCGATTAGATACGGAAAGAATACTTCATCATAGAATTTTTTATAGTAACGGTGAAACTCCAAAGAGTCACCACGCATACCGAAATGCGTATCGCCTAGAATACAAATTTTCATAATTTATATGATATCACAATCTCAACTATTTGTCAATGGTTCTGTAGGCAATTCTTCAATAAACTTTTCTAGGCCTTTTGTCTTGCCTTCTTTTTTCTTTCTCTTACCTTCTTCAAAGTTATGAATGAATTCGGAAATGTTTTCATACAATTCAAATTGTTTCATATTGCCGTCAGAATCTTCATACATTTCAAACTCATCAAGTATACCAAACTGTTCTGTTGCCTTGTACTTGACATAGAGTTGTTTCTTCTCTTTCATAATACGGCGTAGAAAGGCAAAGTAAATGATTTGAGTAAAGTATGCAAACGGGTTCTTTGATTTAGTTTCATCAAAGTTGCGGAAGTACATTAGACAGTTTTCAATGCCGTCTGATATCATTTCTTCTCGGAAAGAATAAGAAAAGAAATTGGGTTTGCGAGACAGATGTTCCGCAATCTTCAGAAAACACTCTCCAATGTAGTTTGGAATTTGTGGGTCTTCTTTGCCATTCTTTTTTGCTTGAGCACAATTATTTTTGTATTGTGTTAAAGCCTCTAGAAAATCGGCATTGTTTACATAATGTTTTGGTTTCTTCTCACTCATATTTACCTTAAATAGTTGTTGACAAACTTCTTGACTTGTTGTATACTGACGGTGTTCCGTTTAATGTTAATCATTAATGTAACCTATTAGACTTTCTGCGATGAATGATTTCCATCGCTTCTTCTTTGGTTAATGTTTCTTCATTATCTTCCTCTTCATCGTCATCATCACTATCATCTAAAGCTTCTTTTAGATTATTTACTATAGTGTCATCACGCATCTGTTTCAATTGTTCTGTGTTAATCATGTTACCGTAATATTCAACAAGAGCATCTTTTGGATCTACAATCGTCAATACATTAGAAGAATAAATTGTTGCAGTATTATCTTTAATCAATTCAATTGGTAACCAAGGCAACATCATCATTACTGTACCTTGAGATGTTCTCTTAAAAATAAGATGCATTGGATTATCAAGCATCATCATTTCAGATTCATCATCATGTGTTAGGCCTGCAATAATATCTTCTCCGCTTTGCAGTCGAATTATTTTAATGCCTTGAATTATATCAGTCATTTTTAAGGTTGATATTGTAGAACTTGTAATTAAATTTTTCATCATCGTATATTCTAACACGCTCAACAAAATGGTGCAAGCTATAATTGGTATATTTGCCTATTCTAAAATCATCTGAGATATCAAATAAAGTTGCTTCTTGTTTGTTATCTCCTATTCTAAGTCCTCTTCCTATCGATTGTAGATTTCTTATGCGAGACTTTGAAGGAGAAGCAAAAACAATATTGTGTAAATTCTTAATGTTAACGCCAGTAGAAAAGGTACCATAAGAAGCCACAATAATAGCGTCTTTTTCTTTTTCAGTAATTGCACGAACTGATTCCCGAATCTCAACATCGGTGCCACCAAAGACAAAGAATACATGCCTATTTTTTGCATGTTCTTTAATAAGTGCATGTAACTCCTTGCCGTGTTTTTCAACAAACTGAAATAACACAAGTGTATTACCTTTGAGTGACAACACCAAGTTTTTGATAAAATCATTTCTTGGTTTGCTTTTAACTATGTAGTCAATTTCAGATTGATAGTCCCAGTCTCTGGCTTGTTTGCAAATCGGTTCGTCATATTTCAGAATCAAACATTTAATTTTGAATGATGCAAGTTGTCCTTTTTCCATCAACTCAGCAGTAGATGTTGCCTTGTAGACTGGACCAAATAAACCTTCTAATACAAGTTTATGTGTTTGTGTACCATCAAGTGTACCTGTTGTACCTATTCTATATTTAGCATTTGAACAACCTGTAAGAATAGTTGTCAACGATTTGGCCTTGAATTGGTGTGCTTCATCACCAAAAACAAATTCGAATTGTTCAAAATACTCTTTGTCGTTTTTGTAGATTGATTGCCAAGTTGTAATGGTGATAAATTTGTTTGTATGTTTTTCTTTACCAGAATATTGGCGATGGCAGTATTGGTCTGAATCGTAACCATAGTCTGCAAAATCTTTATACATCTGTTCAACTAAAGATGTAGTAGGCACAATCAACAGGCCTTTTTTGTTTTCTAGTTGTAAGTGTCTTAGTATCAAGTATATAATTAAAGACTTACCAGACGCAGTAGGAGACAGTAGGAGAATTCGTTTGTTACGAACTGCGTGTACGAATGACTTTAACTGATAGTCTCTTACTTCAAGTGGTATTTTTAATGTTGAGATGAATTGTTCTGCCTCAACAACAGAATAGTTTTCTGTAGAATTAACATCAGAATCAATTTCTAATGTATAATTCCGTTCTTTACAAAATGTTTCAATGTAAGGAACAAGACCGTGATAGATGGTAAAGTTTCTTAGGTCAGCCAAGCGTATGCGACCATCCCACATTCTTGATTTGTATGCAGGTGTGAATTGAAATCCCGGAACAAAAAAGCAAAAGAAATCACTCAGTTCTTGTGCAACATTTCGGTCACACTCAAACTGAATAAACGCTTCATCTTTTTTATGTAGAATTAAATCAGACACCACTAATAAACTTTTCAAAATCTATGAACGACCTTAACTGGAAAGTTCTGCTGTGTAATTCTTTTAATATACTTGAACATACTTCCACAATCTCATCATGTAATACTTTTTGAGCAATGTGTTTGTTGATATCTTCATCACTCTCTAAGTATGTAGTGAGCTCAGATTTAAGCACAAATGGAAATGGTTCCCATCCGTGTTTATCAAGTTGGTCTTGGTCTAACTTACCTGTATAGTATTCCCACTTCAACTTTTTCATTTTGTTATATTTGAATTCTGACTCTTTCGAAAGCAAACGATGCCTTGAAAGTATATTCAAATACTTACTGTGAAGTTGTGGGATATTGATTAAGGCTTTACCGGGTTCTGTTCTATCAATAATAGAATCGGTACGCCACATTTCTAACAAATCATCAAGTTGTTTCATAAAATATAAATCCTCCTATTTACAGAGGATACACTAAAAGGGTTTACTTGTCAAGCCTTTTAGAATAATTTTTCAATGTCATAGTAACTATACCTAAATGATGCATCGGCACTCATTGTGGTATCAGGACTATCGGTTGCACTTAAAATGAATGCTGATACCGATGTTGGAAAACAATCATAAAATTTGAACTTGTAGTATGGTGTATTAGAAGAAGACAATACCGTAATTGAGGCATCTGAATATTGTGGTTTTGGTTTTGCCATACCACCTGCAATTCTATTCAATTGACCTAGACTTTGATATTCAGCAAAATCATATGGAAAAGTCATTGCACGAATCCAATCATGCATTTCTGTCCATGCTTTTAATTCTTCATCAATCAAAAATGTAACATTTAATATATCATAGATGGCCTTTTCACCAGGAAGATACACATCTACAAATGGATTAGTTTGCGGCACTTCTGATAATGCTATGCCAGGAACACTTACTGATTGACAGAAGTATTGTATACTTGGTGCCCTTGCAAAATTCAATGTGAATTTATTGGGTTGTAGTATATTAGGATTTGTTGGGTTTCTTGATATTGCGCTCATATGCTTATTTATAACAAAAAAAAGAGGCACCGAAGTGCCTCTTTTAAGTACCCTCTTAACGGGGTTTGAATTACATAATGTTCTTAACTTTGAACGCTCTGTAATATTGATTGGCCAACTGACCGTTCTGGAGAAGAGCACCAGCACCTTGTGTAGTACCTTGTGCAAACGGATTTGCAACCATGCCGTAACGAGTCTTGAATCCAATTTTTGGTTGGAAGGTAGTTGTATCAACTGCACGAACCATTTGTAAAGGAACGTATGGGCAGTAGAAAATACCTGCGTCATATGCATTTGTACCTTTGAAGCCGATAACTGCAAACTCGGATGTACCGGTTGCGGTGAAATACGGATCAATATACACTTTGATACGACCAAACAATGTACCTGCAAAAGTGTTACCTGTATCGTCAACAGTCAAGTTAACTTGAGATTGCAATGCAGAGTTGTAATCAAGAATACCAGCCATTGCCAATGCAGATGCAACATCTGAAGAGCAAATCATGATATTACCTTTGCCA